AAAATTATGAATATAAAGAAGATAATTGTATTAAAAAAATAATATAATAAAATTGTATATCAAAAAATATCAAATTTTATGCTACTAGTAACAACCCAATACAATTTAAAATTGTACTAAATATAAAAATCGAGTCTTTAAACTCCTGGAGGTCATTTGACATCTTACAGATTTTTAATACTATAAGAGGTTGACACCACTTAACAATGGTTATATTATTATTTGACAACATTTGAAACTTTATTTTTTTCGTTTTTAACGTTAAGTTCAAATGAAATTATCTTAATATTCAAGTTAAATTTCATCATAATAATTTTAATAATATAACTCTCAACCATTAAAATATTAATGGTATTCAATAGTTTTTAATATTAAGTATAAAAAATACATAATAAGAGAATAAATCATCATAGATACTATAACTATTCATTATTCTAAAATAAATATATTGATTTTTCTTTAATTAGATTTTATTTTATTTTAAATAAAATATAAATGGTACAAAAATTATATGTATTGAGTATAAAAGAATAATTAACAATTTTGGTTTTACAACTAAATTTGAATATAAAAATAAAAGAATAAATCCAATAAATAATATGAAAGAATATTACAAAGTTATAAATAATCCAAATTTATCATTTAATGTAAAACCTTCAAAAAATTGGTTTTTTAAAATTTTATTATATGTATGTTTAATTTTTAGAGATAAATTAAATATAAATTATTCATCATATCATACTGATTTAATTTTTTCATTTATTTATTATTAAAAAATTGAAAATGTATATATATATTTATTTATAAATAAAAATGAAAAATAGAAAAGATAAAAAGAAGGCATATTTGTCAATTAAAAAAGAAAGACGTATAAAATATGATAATAATATTAGTAATGAAAATGAAATAATAATATTTAATAAAAAAACTGATTTAGAAGGATATTGTAATGGTAATTGTGTTCCAAAGAAAACTTGTATTAGTCCATTTTGCTATTATAATACTTTAGACTATTATTGGTGTGATTATTATTGTCATCATAATGATTATTATTGTAATAATTTTTGTTTAAGAAAAATAAATGATTTAATCAAATTAGTAAATGAAGAAAGAGTATATTTAAAAGAATATTTTAATGAAAGAATAATTATATATGAAGAGGGTAATGAAATAATAGATTATAATATTAGATATGATTTAATTAAATCATTTAAAACATATAAAGAATTTTTAAAAATACCTGAAAATTATATAGTTAAAGATTATCCTTCAATAAATTGGAAAAATAATATATTAATAATAATATGTCTTATTTTTAGAGATAAACTAAATATGAATTATTCATCATACCATACTGATTTAATTTTAGATTTTGTATTTGATAAAAGTTATAAAACTTTAAAACTTGAGTTTATTTAATCTATTATAATATGCTTCACAGAAATGTTCTTTAATACTATAACATTTAAAAATAGTAAAATCAAATTTTCCATAATTACTATTCATAAAAATTTTTATTTCATTATCATATAATCGTATATTATGACCTACGTGATAAAAATTAATAAATGGAAAAGCAGTAACAATATCTTTTTCATTAGTTATTCTATAACATTCTAAATTTTTTATACTTTCTAAATCCTTTTTAAATTTTTTATTACCTACCCTTGGACCAGCAAAGCCAACAATACAAATATTATTCTTTATTTTTTTTGATAATTTATATCCAAATAATAAACTTAATCCAGCTCCAAGAGAATGTCCTGTTAAATATAATTTATAATCAGTATATATATTTAATATATCTTTAATATCATTTATTATTTTATCTTCTGTATTATTATATTCTAATATATAATTAAATCCTTTATGAACTAAAACACCATTATCTAATTTATCTTTTCTAATTTGTAAATCATAATACCAATCTTTTTTACTTTCACTACCTCTAAATATAATAGAAATTCTTTTTAATCGTTTATTGATAGTTATTCCTACTTGTAAATCTGTTTTTTTAATATTATAAAATTTATATATTTCTGTATCTTGTAAATAATTTTTAATTGTTTCATTTAAAATATCTTGATGTAAATCATTCATATCATCTTTAATTAATAAATTGTTTTTTTTATCTATTATAAACTTTTTATTATAATCATATACCAACATTGATAAATTTAACATATCACAACATACATTATAATCTAACATTTATAATATTAAATTATAATTAAAAAAATATAATTAAACTATTTGATAATCATTTTATAACCAACTACCTGTAAAATAATGTTTAATATATGAATTTTTAGTTAAAGGAACTGAACCATTCCATGAACCACAGCAAAAGAAATCACTTGGTAAAATCTTTATTTTATCTGTTAAATTATCCATTACAATTTTTGTAAAAATTAATGGTCCAGTTGTATTAATAACTTGATGATGATAATCTTCATCATTTTGTGATATTTTAATTATTTTTTCTATATTTTCCATACAATTATTAAACATTTTTAAAAATATATCTTCTTTTGGTTTAGTAATTATAAACCATTGACAAATACCTACATTTTTATAACACCATTTATCATTATTTAACATATCGTCATATATAAAATCTGAATGAAATTCATATGATAAAATAGTTGAAACATCACCAATTATATGACCTTTACATTTCATATTAATCGGATTATTTTTATTATTTATAATTTTACAATTATTACATATATTATGAGTAAAATCCCAAGCTTTATTATGAATTTGATTTTTATCTTTATATATCCAATAATTATTATTTCTATTTTTATCACCGTGATAATATTTAAAATTTTTATTTAATAATTCATTGATACTTTTAATAGGATAACAGTCAAAATCTGAATATATACCACCTTCTAAATATAATATTAAATATCTAAAAATATCTGCAATAATTGCACCAATTTTTATTTGTTTAAATTTTACTAAATATTGAGGAAAATTTTTTTCTAAAATTTTATAAATATCATTATTATCATATATTATAATTTCATAATCTGGATATAATAATTTATATTTTTTTAAACATTTTTTCCAAATTTTATTTTCAATATTATTTTTATCTTTACAAGTCAAATGTATTTTTTTTGGTATTATCATATAATATTATAATTATAAAAATATAATTATAATATTATATTTTTATAATATTATAATTATAAAAATATAATTAAATTCTTTGATAATCATTTTTCAAAATTTGATTATTGACACCTGTTAATAATTGAGGATTTGTTGTTGTTTGATATTTAGAATATCCATCAGACATTAAATTATCATATGCTTGCCAAATAGTTGTTCCAAATTTATTTAAATCACAAGTTCCACTTGTTCTACATTCATTAATTCTATCAACCGCATTTACACCAACATTTGAATCTTGATTAGAAACTTTTCTATAATCAGCAAAATTTTCAATATTACTATTAATTAATTTATTTTCAATAACAGCTTGAGCATCTTGTTCCATTTGTTCTGGGGTTAATGTAGCATTAGTTTCAGTTAAAAAATTACAAGAAACACAATCTTTATTATCATGTTGTTTAATTGCTTTATTAGAAACTCTAAAAACATCTAAATTATTTTCACAATTGTCAAACCCAATTAATTTATTTCCATAACAAGGACAATCAATTTGATGGGCGTATAATCCTCTAAATTTATCATAGTCAATATTATCAACATTTAATAAATTATTTCTTCCAATTAATTGAAAATCAACACTATTTTTAACATCTTGTTGATTATTATTATCTTGTTTCATAATGATATCATTAGTAATTTCATTTTCTTCAGCATAGTAATCATTTAATATATTATTAGCTTCATTAATTTCTTCTTGAATGTTTTCTCTAACAGGCATAAAAGTTTCTGTTTTATTTTGTTCATTTTGAGTAATGTAATATAATACTACAATAAAAGCAATAACTACTAAAATACAAGTTCCATTCATTGTTTTATATATAAATATTATATATATAATTATTCTAAATATAAATTATAGTCATTTTATATTATAAATATCTAATAAAAACATTCCAACATAAATTAAAAAACCTAAAACTAAAATAATTACTAAAAAAAGACCTTGATAATAATATGGATCATATATTATATATATAATTATATATAATTATTTTAAATATAAATTATAATCGTTTCGTTTTATAAAAAACCAAATAAACCAAACTATAGATAAACCAATAATCGTGCTTATAAAAATTTCATAAAATTTTTCATTATTCATTATAATTATAATATTTAATTTTTTAATTTATACTTTTTTTAATAATTATTTCAGTTTTAGGACTTTTTATATTTAAAATAAACATTCCTATTATTACAATCAAACTAACCAAAACGATATTTACTTTCATTTATAATATTACATTATATTTTTTATACATATGGAGCTTCAACATTAATATCATCTACTTTTGTTAAAATTTTATCTCTATTATTTATTTCTTGATAATTACCTAATGACTTATAATTAGAAACAAATTTATCTTTTTCATTATTTTCTATAATTATATTATTTTTTTCCATTTGCATTTGATTTAAATAATTCATTTTATAATCAATTTCATCTTGCATTATTTTTTGTCTTTCATTAACTGAACTTAATTCATCTATTATACTAACAAGTTCATCTTTATCTATATGATTTATAAATTCTTTTTCTTCTTTTTTTTTTAGTGATTTATCTTTTTTATTTAAATTATTTGCATTATGAAAACAATAACAAATAATTATTGTAATGACTATAATTAATAAAAAAATCATTAGAGCATTTGGTTTAATGAAACTTTCATATATTCCACCACCAGATTTTGGTGTATTATTTTGTTTTACTAATTTTTCAAAATAATTATTAATTCTTTTTGATAGTAAATTATTTGACATATTAATTATAAAATAAAGTTATAAAAATATTTAATTATATAATTCTTAAAATAATATTATAATATGTTTCAAAATAAAGATTTGTCAAAAGAAATAAATTTTTTAAATCATATTGGAGGTGGTTCATTTGGTTCAGTTTATATTTGTAAAAATAATAATAATAAAGTTGTAGCTATTAAGTGTGAAAAAAAAGAAAATAAAACATTATATAAAGAATTTAAATTTTATAGTAAAATTTTTAATATAAAAAATTTTTTGAATAAAAATGAAAAAGAAATTATAAAAGATAATGATAAAGATAAAAACTATATAAAGATTTTTGAATATTTAAGACAAAATAATATGCTTTCAATCCCAGAAGTAATATCAATAGATTTACTTAAAAATGATAATATTGTTCCACAGCCATATTCTTTTTATAGTTGTGAAGATTATGATTTTTTAACTATGGATTTATGTGGTGATAATATGGAGGATATTGTTAAAAATTATAATTTATCTGAACATTGTAAATATTATATTGCTTATAAATTATTATATCTAATGGCTTCATTACATAGATGTGGAATAATGCATAGAGATATGAAACTGGCAAATTTAGTTTTAAACAATAAAATTTCTAATGTAGAACCAAATAAATTAAAATTAATGTTAATTGATTTAGGTTTATCAAAAGAATATTATACATACAATAATAAAAGTATTAATTTTGTTAAACCTGAAAAATATTCAGGCATTATGGGAACACTTAGATATGTCAGTTTAAGTATTCACGAATATAATTCACCTACAATTATTGATGATTTAATTAGTATGTGTTATATGCTTGTTAATATTTTCACTGGAAAATCTTTACCTTGGTCTGGACATTTAAAAGATGATGAAGTATTCAATAGACAAAAACATAAACATTCTAAATGTAGATGTAGATTTCACGAAAATTTTATTAATGGAACCACCAAAATCAATAATACAATTGCAGAAGTTAAATTTCATTACCCCCTTGAAAAATTATGTGGAAATTATACTTTTTTACATAAATGGATTAAATATTTATATTCTCTAAATTTAAAACAAATGCCAAGTTATAAACAATTATTAAAAATATTAGTTGATAATACACCAAAATTTGATAAATTGCAATTTGAATTTATCAAAAAAAATAAAAAATAAAATTAATTTATAACTTCTATTTTTTTTTATATATTTATTATTTAATTTAATATTATATTAGTATATATAAAATATGCTAAATTAGAATTTTTATCATAAAATAAATTATGTCTAACTGAATCATATATTGATATACTTACAAACAAATATTCATTTATACAATATAAAAATAAAATTAATAATGTGTAACTCTTTTTCTGGCTCGAATAACCTTGTTTCTTTTTTCTGTTTCTATTTCTAATTCTGTTTTTGTTTTACCACTATTAATAACATCTATTCTATTATTATTTTCTAATTTATCTTCTTTATTATTATATGATTTTTTTTCATTATCATTACTATTTGTTTCATTTTTTAATTTATTTAATAATACTAACATATTACTTTTTTTTAATTTTTCATTTAACTCTTTCATTTTACATTCATTTTCTTTTAACATAATATCCTTTCTTAATATATCCAATGATAAATTTTCAATCTCCAAATTTAAATTATTTATTATTGTTTCTTTTCTACCTATCTCTTTTCTTAATATATCTTCAATTGTATTAATCTTTTTACTATTATTACTATTATTTTCATTATTATTAATTTCATTATTTTCATTATTTTCATTATTTTCATTACTATTATTTTCATTATTTTCATTATTTTCATTACTATTATTTTCATTATTTTCATTATTTTCATTATTTTCATTATTTTCATTACTATTATTTTCATTATTTTCATTACTATTATTTTCATTAATAATGATATTATCTATAATGTCATTAACAACATTTTTTATTATATTTTTTTTGTTTTTGCTTTTAACCATATAAAGATTAATTATAAATATATAAAAAAATTTAAACTTAATTAAAAATCATCATCGGTGTAAAAATTAATAGTTGTATTTTTTAAATCTTTACTATAAGCACTTTGATATTCAGTTGGTCTAACTTCATGAAAATTAGTTTTTGATGTAATACCAATACTATCCATCCAATTAAATGGATTTTTTGATTTATATAATTTATTATTACCTAAACTTACTAAAAGATTATCACCAACATATTCAATATATTTATTCATTAATTCAGCGTTTAAACCAATTAATTTATTATCAATTGTATTATTTGTGAATTCTTTTGTAATTTCAACACATTCATTAACAATTGCTTTAATTCTATTTTTTTCTAATTTAACTGTTGAAATATTATATAATAAACAAGCAAAATCAGTGTGTTGTCCTTCATCTCTTGCAATTAAAGAATTACTTGATACTAAACCTGGCATACAAGTTTTTTCATTTGATAAAAAATTTTTAATCCAAAATATAACTGCAAACATTCCACTAAACATTATCCCTTCAACACAAGCAAAAGCAACTAAACATTCTTCTAATGTAGCATCTTCATCATTTATAAATTTTAAACCCCAATCAGCCATCTTCTTAATACACGGTATTGTTTCAATTGAATTAAACAAATATTCCCTTTCATCATTATCCTTTATTATATTATTAATCATTTCAGCATAACATTCATTATGAATATTTTCCATCATTTGTTGCCATTGATATGTCATAATAGCCTCTCTAATTGTAATTTTATTTAATAATTTTTCACTTATATTTAAATTAACAATACCATCAAGATTAGCAAAGAAAGCTAATACCATTTTTATAATTTTTTGTTGGTCTTTATTAAGATTTATAAAATCATCATAATCTTTTGAGAAATCTATTTCTTCCATTTTCCAATAACAAGATTGTTGTGTTTTATACATATCGTGTATTTCAGGATAATTTATTTCAGAAATTGAGAACTTAATATTACTTTCATCGGTTAAAATATTATATTTATTAAGTTTAATGTCCTGGTAATTATCAGTCATATTTTAATATAAGTAATAAATATTTTAATTTTTAATTATACTATATTTTTCAATTTTTATTTAATTTATATTTAAAAAAATTGAATTATAATATATAAATTATTATATAATATTAATATGTTTGAAATTATGATTGAAGAATTGAATGAATTTATTACAACAAATATTAAAAATGATGATATAAATATTAATGAAATAATTAATGATATTAAAGATGGTTTAGTTGAAAATATGAATATTGAGGAAATATATGAATATTTTGCATTAAAATGTATTTCTTATGTTGGTAGAGAACCAAATTTTGATAAAATATCTGTAATTTATATTTTAAAAAAATTATATTTAAATATTGATTTGGAAAATTATGAAAAAACATTAAATAATTTAATTGAAACAAATACTTTATCTGAAAATTATATTAATTATTGTAAAAATAATATTGATTTTATTAATGAAACATTGAATTTTAATAATGATTATTTAATTAATTTCTTTGGATTAAAAACTTTATTAAGTTCCTATTTATTAAAAACAAAAGATGGAATTATTATTGAAACTCCTCAACATATGTTTATGAGAGAGGCTATTCAAGTTAATATTAATAAATTAGATAATGAAAAAATTAAAGAAACTTATTATTATTTATCAAATTTATATTATACTCATGCCACTCCAACATTATTTAATTCTGGAACAAAATATCCTCAATTATCATCTTGTTATTTATTACAATGTGGTGATAGTATTGAAGAAATTGGTAAAAGTATTACTGATATGATGAATATTAGTAAATGGGCTGGTGGAATAGGAATTAATTTAAGTGATGTGAGAAGTAAAGGTTCAAAAATTAAAAGTAATGGAGGTAAAAGTGATGGAATTATTCCGTTATGTAAAATGATTGAGAGTATGGCAAGATATGTAAATCAATCTGGAAAAAGAAATGGTGCTGTTGCAGTATATTTAGAGCCTTGGCATGGTGATATTTTTTCATTTGTTGATTTAAGAAGAATTACTGGTAATGAATTAGATAGAACAAGAGATTTATTTTTAGGTTTATGGATTCCAGACTTATTTATGAAAAAAGTTCAAACAGAAAAACCTGGTGAAAAGAATTGGTATTTGATGTCTCCTGATAGTTCCCCTGGTTTAACAGATTGTTATGGTGATAAATTTGAAGAATTATATAATAAATATGTTGAAGAAGGTAAGTATATTAAACAAGTTAGTTCTCAAGAATTATATAGAAGAATTTTGGAATCACAATGTGAAACAGGATTACCTTATATGTTATATAAAGATGCTTGTAATGAAAAATCAAATCAAAAAAATTTAGGAACTATTAAGAACTCTAATTTATGTGTATCTGGAAAAACAAATATTATTACTGATAAAGGAATGTTTGAAATAAAAAATTTAGTTAATAAAAAAGTAAATATTTGGAATGGTTATGAATTTTCAGATGTAGAAATTATTAAAACAGGAGAAAATCAAACTTTACATAAAATAGAATTTACAAATGGAGAAGAATTATATTGCACTCCATATCACAAATTTTATATTCAAAATTATAAAGAAGAAGTTAGAGCTGATGATTTAGAAATTTATATGGAATTAATTGATTATAATTTTATAAGTATTGAAAGTAATGATTTTCCTTTAAATAAAAAAATACAATATTTAAATGATTTTTTTGATAATAAAACTTTAGGTATTAGAAATTTTGATATATATAAAAGTGTTAAATTAATTATTAATTTATTAGGTTCGGATTGTAAAATAATTAAAAATAATGAAGATAATTATACAATCACTTTTACTAATGATAATTTAAATAAATTAATTGAATTGGGTTTTAATCCTAATAATTTAAATAAAATTGAAATAGATAATGAAGGGATTAAAATTAAAAAAATTACTAAAAATATTTGTAATGAAGATACTTACTGCTTTAATGATAAAAAAAGACATCTTGGTGTTTTTAATGGAATTTTAACAGGAAATTGTTCGGAAATTATTGAATATAGTAATAATGAAGAAATAGCGGTGTGTAATTTAGGTTCAATATCACTTCCTAAATTTATTAATGAAGATAAAACATTTAATTTTGAATTGTTGGGTAATGTTAGTTATTTGGCTACACATAATTTAAATAGTGTGATTGATATTAATTTTTATCCTGTTCCTGAAACAGAGGTTTCTAATATGCGTCATAGACCGATTGGTTTGGGAGTTCAAGGATTAATTGATGTGTATCAAATAATGGGATATTCTTTTGATAGTCCTGAAGCATTAAAATTAAATAAGAAAATATTTGAGTGTATTTATTATAATTCTTTAAGAAGTTCAATTGATATTGCTAAAGAAGAAGGAAGTTATTCATCATTTGAGGGTTCTCCTTTTAGTAATGGATTATTACAATTTCATTTGTGGGGGAAAAATGTAGATGATTTAGATATAGATGGTTTTCCATCATTTGATTGGAATAATATTATTGAAGAAATTAAAATTTATGGAACAAGAAATAGTTTATTAACAACTATAATGCCAACAGGTTCAACATCTCAAATTATGGGTAATTATGAATGTATAGAACCATATGCATCAAATATTTTAACAAGAGTTACAGCTAAAAGAGAATTTGTAGTTATTAATAAAAATTTGGTTAATGCTTTAAAAGAATTAAATTTATGGAATTATGATGCTTATAATGAATTATTATATTATAATGGTTCAGTTCAAAATATGGATGTTCCAGAACATATTAAGAAAATTTATAGAACATCTTATGAATTGCCACAAAAGTTTATTATTCAACAAAGTTTAGATAGAGGAATATTTATAGACCAAACACAATCATTAAATATTTTTATGGAAAAACCAGACCAAGAAAAATTAACTAAAGCACACTTCTATGGATGGAGAAATGGTATTAAAACTGGATTATATTATTTGAGAACAAAACCCGCAGCCAATGCCAAAAAATATGGTGTTGATATTGACAAACAGAAAAAAATGAATAAAAAAGTAGTATGTAATGACGATGTATGCGTTATGTGTAGTGCCTAATTTACTTTAAATAAAATTTAACAAGTTTATATATAATTATTTTTTTATTTTCTAATTTAACTTTATCTGGAATAAAATTAAAACATTTTTTAAGATTATTATGTCTATTATTTTTATCTGTTTTTAATTTAATTAAATTATTGCCAAAATCAGTGGCTGATAAACCTTTATATCTTTTACCCATAAAAATAATTATATTTCTATTATAATTATTAGCGATTGGTGTATATTTATAATCATTAATATTTTTTATTTTATTATATTCATTTACATTGTCATCATTTATTTCAAGACCTCTTAATATAATAATTTCATCAATGTTATTTAAATTTTCTTTTGTTAATATTTTATCTCTGTGATTATTTATAAATAATTTATAATCAATATGTGAATAACAATCTTTTAAATATGTTTCCATTATAAAAATATTTGTTTCTCTATTAACTCCATGTCTTTTTCCACCAATTTGATTTATAAATACTTTAACTTTTTTATTATCAACAATATTCAATACTTGATTTAATCCATCAAAATGACCTTTATGTGGAGGACAAAAACATCCGTGTGAATATATACAATATGATTTATTTTTATTTAACATTAAATTATCATTTCCATCAATTATTGTTTTAACATTCATTTATATATATTATTCAATATATTTAAAATGATAATAAATATGAAAAAACATTATAAATATATATAAAAACGATAAAATATAAAATAATAACATAATAAAATAATTATTTGATTATATTTATTTTATTTTTATTTATGTGTTTTTATTCACAATATATACAACATACATAAAAATTAAAAACACATAAAAAATTACTTCAAGTTTTCTTCCAAAATTGTTTTGAGTTTGTTAGACTTTTCATTCATTTCTTGAAGAATAAACAATTTTTCAGAAAGAAATCCAGTAAAAATGGAAATTTCATCTTGTTCTCTTAAAACAAGATAAAAGTGCCCTTGAAAGCATTGAATACGTTTTTCTAACCATGTTTCATCACCAATAATTAAAAAAGGAATTAAATTGAAAACTTGTAAAATAACATTATCCAAATCTCCAACACTTTCTTCACTAATTCGGGTGATTTGTGTTTTACATTCTTCTGTGAATTCAGTTGATGTCTTGATTGCACCAATATTAACAATTTGTTTAATATCTGTTAATTTTGACGGAAATATTTCAAAAAGAGAACCAATACCATTAAAAGCCTCATCAAAAAGAAATGTGTGTTTCACACGCAATATATGGTATAAAATTACCACACAATGCAAAAGACAAAATCCATCTTTAGGAGGACACCAAATAGTCATCTCTGGATTATTCATGTGATTTCTAAGAGTTAAATAATGCATTTTGGTGTTTTTAAAATATTTGGAAATATCACCAAGATAAACTTCTTTTTTGAATGACATCTTATAATAACTAAATACCATAATAATAATGAAAAAATATATTTTTCATTTTTTTTTAATAAATTATTGTATGAATAAAGTAGAAAATAAAGATATAGGGTTTTTTAATAAATATTTTCAAAATTATAAGAATATAGATAAAACAAAATTAAAAATAACTACAGAGGGAATATACTCAGTTTCAGGTTATAAGTCAGCTAATTACTTAAGTAAGCAAATTAAAAGGTATTTTAAAAATAAAAATATAATAATAACAGATGGAACAGGTAATAATGGAACAGACACAATTTCATTTGGATTAAATTTTAAGAGTGTTAATTCAATAGAATTAAATAATATTAATTATAATGTTCTTAAAAATAATATTAATGTTTATGGATTGAAAAATGTTAAATTATATAAAGGTTCGTCATTAGACATTATTCCAACACTTAATCAAGATGTCGTATTTATAGATGCTCCATGGACTAAGAATTATAAAGAAAATGAAATTATTAGATTATATATGGATAATAAAGAAATTTCTAAAATTTATAATGATTTAAAAAAATATGCAAAATTATTTGTTTTTAAAGTTCCTAAAAATTATGATTTTACATATTTTATTCAACAAACAACAATGGATAAATATTTTATAATAAGCTATAAAGATAAATATGGAAATATAAAGTTTTATTTTATATTTATATCAATATAAAAATTGAAATAATTTAATATTTAGTTAATAAATAATATTAAAATGAATAATATTTATTTAAATTATGAAGGAAATGAATATGAATTTGATATTAAAAAAATAGGCAAATTAACTTTTAATGATTTAAAAAAAATATTAACTTTAAATTTTAAAAAAAATTATAATGATTTGTATGTTACAGATGAAAACAATATAATAATAAACAGTTGTTATTTTGATAAAATTATTAAAAATAAAAAAAAAATTTATGTAGCAAATTATTAAATATTTTTTTAATATTTTATAAGAAGAAAATATATAATTAAATGTATTTAATATAATTGATGAAATTTTATTTTTTATTACTATGTCATTCGTCATATTTAAACATATAACCATACATAATTATATATAAAAATATATTACTATATATAGTTTTGTATAATGCAGTTTAATATTATTAAATTTTTACAATGATTATATATCTATTTGATACTCTTTAAACATAACTTAATAGTTCTGTATCTCTTTATTAGATATTTTTATAAATTATTTTTAAATATTTGTGAGTAAATCATACTTATTTATTAGTTTTATAATATTTATATACATTTAATTTTTAAATAAATCAATGTATATAAATTCAAACAATTAATAATTAATATTTTGTATTTTATAAAAATAATATATATGGATAATAATTATTTAGAACATTATAATCCAATAAAAAAATGGAAAAAAAAATTTAACAATGCAATAAATGAAGTTAATAGATTAAAAAATGAATTAAATGAAAAAACAAATGCTGTTAATAATTTAACTAATATGTATAATGAAACTAAAAATAGTTTAACAAAAGCAACTAAAGAAACAGTAAGATTAGGTAAGGAAATTAATGAAAAAACAAATGCTGTTAATAAATTAACAAATGCGTATAATGAAACTAAAAATGGTTTAACAAAAGCAACTAAAGAAACAGTAAAATTAAGTAAGGAAATTAATGAAAAAACAAATGCTGTTAATAATTTAACTAATATGTATAATGGAACTAAAAATAGTTTAACAAAAGCAACTAAAGAAACAGTAAGATTAGGTAAGGAAATTAATGAAAAAACAAATGCTGTTAATAAATTAACAAATGC